GAAAAATACATTGCTCGTATCGTTAAACAAACTCGTATTCGTGGGAAAAAGTTACCAACTCATACCCATGCTCGTAATCAATTTAATTTAACTAGCGTGATGCTATATACACTTATGGATCGATATTCAAAGATTACTATTGGTTCTAATGATGCTATTGATGATTTGATAGCTTGCTTTGAAACATTTGCAATTAAATTTTGCAAACCAATACCTTATGAACCTTTACAAATTCAACCTACTCATGAATTAGCCATAAAGTTTCTTGCTAATTGTGGTCCTAATGCTACTGCATTATTTAATTATGTGTCTAACCGTTCTGTTTATGACGATTTTACTGTTCATTATGCGGCATATATGCGTTCTCTTCAAGAAAAGAACATACCTGCCGATATGCTTCAAAAAGAATTTGATGATTTTTCTGCTTTTATTGATTTCTTCGCTAAAAGACAAGCTAAAGCCGATATACGACACTTTTATGATACACGTATGAAAGCTAGTCAAGGTGTGTCGGCTTTTCAGAAACATGTTAATGCACTTTTGTCTTCTTATAGTCGACAACTTGCTGAAACTTTGCATACTATTTTGTTGCCTAACGTTTTGTTGGCTTCGAATCGTTCTGATGCTGAGTTAGGCGCTTATATCGCCAATATAATGCAAGCTGATAAATATGAAGACATTTGTGAAAATTTGGCAAATGATTTTGCTGAATACGATTCTAGTCAATATTCTTTGTCACCTATGGCTAATTCTTTGTTTATGTCGATGTTTCATGCCCCTGATGCCATTATTGATCTGTATTTGAGTATGCGGTCTAATTGGCGTTTGAATGATGATGTTATAAAGTTTTATGGTTCCCAAAAAATGCATTCTGGTGAACCTTTTACTTTGGTCGGCAATACTTTGTTTGGCATGCTTGTTATTTCTTATGTAGTTGATTTTGACCACCTTTGTTTTGCTATCTTTAAAGGTGATGATTCTGGGTTGCGCGGTATTAATGTCCGGTTTTCTGAAATTGTTCAAACTTGGACTAAGCAACGTGGTTTATCTATGAAAGATGAATATCCACCTTTTATGGAATTTGCTGGTATGATTATTACTGCTCTTGGTTTCTTTCCGGATGTTTTACGCAAATGTTCTAAGGTTTTGTCTACTGTTTATCGTGATTTTAATCATTACAAACAGGCTGTCCTGAATTTGGATGCTGATTTGACATGTTTAACTTCTGCTGCTCATGTTAATTTAGGTGTGCAAGCTACGGCTGCATATTATAATTGGTTAGGTCGTACTAA